CTGAAAGTGATTTTACTATTGTCTGCACCATTTGCCATGATAAACTTCATTCGTTTATCGAACATTAACAGTTGCAAATCTTTGTCTTTAAACAACTGCTTTGGTGCTGAGTCATTCAACCAAGTGTTTGTCATAATCAATGCAAAAGGTTTGCCGAATGACAATGCTCGTTCAAAGATTTGACGCTTGCCAGTAAATGGTGGATTGGATACCATCACATCCCATTTGTCTGGTTCATAGTCATAAAAATTTTGTCCGTTCTCCAAATGAGAATGTACCACAGGATTTTGCTTTGAAATCTGTTTAACAAACTCTGATTTCTCAGTATCAAAAGGACACCATACAATTGCACCCTCTGGTATATATTTTAATATTGGAGTGACACCATAGTCTGGGGTGTAACACTCATCGTTACTCCCCGCACTATACATCAACTCCTTACTAAATGATTCATTCATACTGTAAAACTGTTTGCGGCATACTAACCACTTTAGTGTTTGTTTTCATATTAATGCTTGATTACCTCATATTGAATTCCATATTTTTCCAAATCGTTAGTCGAAACTGTTGCATTGATTCGGGGGTCACCTTTAGGGTTCTTCCAAGAACGTATCATCTTATCTTTCAATACTTTCCACATCTCTTCACCTGTCACTTTATATGTTTGATAAAGAGAACCTTTAGTGTCATCGATGACAGTTAACAAATGAAACTTGTCCCGTAAAACTTTTTTCTTGCAATACTCAATTTGCTCTTCGATTGTTGCTTTACGAGTTGTTCCGTTGTAAGAAAAACTATGTGATTTCATCTTACCTTTTTTGGTAAACCCTGCGAACGATGTTTTCTTTAATTCTACAAAATACTTTTCGGTTCGATGGTATGCATCCGAACCACCTCCTACCTTTGTTAGCACCAAATCAAATGTCAATGCTTGAATGTACTCACATCCTCGGTTATAGTTATATGGGTTTCCGAGTCCCTCTTTGTTAAACTTTTTTGCAAGTAACAAAAGAATTTCTAGCATTTCTTGTGGTGTTGCGTTTTCAATATCATACATTTTCATAATATATATCTCTCTCAATCAATACACTAATATTAACATTATTCGGTGACTTCTGTCAACCATTTTTTGTAAAGAGTTTCTTGCATTCTATATGCCTGACGCTCCCAAGGTTGCTTACTGTATGGTGTGTCTGTGTAGTCTTTACCTTTCCACATCCGACGACCATCTGCGTAATCTTTGCACAATCCAGTTGCCCACTGCCAAACATGAACCATCTCGTGCATGACGGTTTTGATCACATCTTCCAAGTTCTCGTACTCGTCAAACTTCTTGTGAAGATCAATTCTAAAATTGCGACTGTCTGCACTTTCGCACCAACCATAGACACCTTCACTTCGGAGTGTCTCACGCAACTCAATCTCAATGTCGAGTGTTCTCATTCTTGGCATCAATTCTTTGATACACCAGTTAGTGATGCCTTCAACGAGTTTACGATTCTTTTTCGTACTGCCTGTCACAAGAACAAAATTCATTATTTTCTCTCTCATCAACTTACATATACATAATACCACAAAGGGGTTGCATTGCAACCCCCTATTCATAATAAAATGCTCCTTTGATATCAAGTAGTTACTGACTTTCCCTCAAGTTCTTTCTCAAGTTTTGCCACTTTTTGTTGCAATTTTCTGATCATTTCTCTGAGGTTATAAAAGTCTCTATCTGACATGTAGGCACGCTCCTTTAGTTATTTTAAAATTATAACAAACAACTCACCTTTAGTAGGTTACATCTTTAACCCACTGAAGTTTTTTCGACCTGCCTTTTTGGTCATCCACTGCATCTGATCTTCTTCTTTTGCCCGAGATCCAAAATCACTTTTATCAAAAATAGGACCATCGTCAATGATATCTTCTTGTGCTGTTTGCTCACAATCGAACAGACGCATCTTCGCACGATCAACTCCAACCACGAATCGTTTATACATGTTTGGATCACCATATCGATTCTTCAACTGCTTTACCATGATTTGTCCCAAGTCTTCCAGTTCTTCGGACGATATAAGGGCGACCATAAAATCGGCAGTCGCAGGGAGACCAAAAGATTCTGACGTATCCTCAAGTCCAACATCAGAGTTGGAATAACCACTCCTCGTCGTCTGGGTCGCCGATACAAGAGGTATGTTGAACTCAACTGCGAGACCACGTAATTCTTCAGCAATTGCTTTGACGAGGGTATAAGAGTTAACTTGTGCTCCACTCTTAATACGAGAGGAGGTACAGATGTTGAGGTAATCGACATAGATTATGTCTGGCACGAATGACCGTTTGAGTCGCAGTTCGTTAAGTAGATGTCGGAAGTGACCAGATCCTGCACTGGCAGTAGGATACTCTTTAACAATAAGTTTACCACTTGTCTTACCCCTTACCCTTTCAATCTTCTTATCGTACATGTCCTTAGAGAGTACCTCAAGGTCATCCAGAGTGACATTCAGAAGGTTTGCGTCGATTCGTTGTGCGATCTTTTCTTCTGCCATTTCCATAGTGATGTATAGAACATTCTTCCCATCCAATAGGTTAGCAGATGCCATATGACACATTGCGAGGGATTTACCGACACCTGTTCCTGCGAGGATGATATTGAGAGACTTCTTAGGCAATCCACCTTTAGTAATTTTATTTAGGTATTCCAAGTCAAAAGGAACTCGTTCTTCGACACGGTGATAGAAATCATATCGTTCATTAGAGTTCTCAAGGAAGTCGTGCCCAATGTTTGGATCAAAGGACACACCCAAGGCATCCGACAACAACTCAGGTATCGCACCTTTGTCGTTCTTCTTGTCGTTGCCATCAAGGATCGCAATCGAGTTCATGATTGCGTTGTAGATTGCTTTCTCTTGACACCACTTCTCAGTCGTATCAGTCAACCATTGCTTGTCTACATCCTCACCATCAAGTGATGAGATGAGAGATGAAGAACTACTAAACTCTTCATCGGACAGATCATCACGACTGTCCATCTCAAGTGTCAATGCTTCTTTGGTAGGAAGACTGTTGTACTTATTGATGAACTTATCGATCTCTTGGTATACAGTCTTTTCTAAACGATCATGGAAATACTCAGACTTTAAATAAGGAAGTGTGCGTCTCGCAAAGTCCTCATCATTCAGCAGATGCCTCAGTATCACCAGTTCCGTTTTCGCCATTTTTTACACTCTCTAGTTGTTCTTCAATGATTTCGGTTAGAATATTACCTATTATAGTCTTAAACTCTTCTGTTGTCAAGTCAAGATCACTCGGGTTCTCTAGAGTAATTGTGTTAAATGAAAGAATAACATCTTCATTATTTTCACCTCCTTCAAAAGACACTGTATCATATTGATATATGATGCCTTCGTATGTCCCTTCCTCTAGTTTAACTGCCCAATGGTTATTATGAAAAGAATTATTGTGCTCAATTAGTTGATATTTCACTTGCATCTTCTTCTGCCTTATTTTCATCTACACCTATTTTACCATACAAAAACTCTTGTGCCGCGGCAACTTCCAATTGTGCCATAATATCGTCTGTGAAATAACTTTGCGGATTTTCATTAATTGCTTTTGCAAACACCTTACGTCCGTCAGGCAATTCATATCGTGTAGATACTTTCTTTATAATGTCATATTTCTCAGCAAGATCAAGAAGACCGTAATAACGATCAAGACCGCTATCATAAGATAGTTTGACGAATACGTCTTTGTTTTCTTTTGTGAATCTCGATTTGTGCATACGTACTTTAATGAGGTTACCGATGACATCTGTGCCATCCTTGTCCTTCTTTTTTGTAAGCATACAGATAGATGATGCCGCATACTTGAGACCTGATCCACCAGAAATTTCTTTAGTTGGTACATACGCTCCTACCACATCGTAAACATGGTTAGTAACAAGCATCGGCACATTTGCCTTTGCCAACTTGAGAGAAAGAACTCGGAATGTGCCACGCAACAACTGTGCCTTGGTCATATCGCGTTTGTTTTCACCCTTTGCTGTATCTTCCAATTCTTTCTCTGACGAAAGCATACCCAATGAATCAAGCACCATCATCATTGGCGGTTGATCCTTACTCTCAAGATACTGATCAAGCATACGCACTGCTTGAGTACGA